GCAGTTCCATTGTAGAACTGTACTTTGTTGGTTGTTGTATTGTAATATATATCCCCAGCAGAACTGTCAGCAGTCGCTGGAGCAGAAGCTAAATTCTTTAAATTTAAAGGCACTTGCATAGCAACATTGTCGCCACTTGAAGTTGATATGGTGTTTACTTTTACATTAGCCATTAGATGACTACCATTGTACCATTATTTGTTACTGTACCTGTGATCGTTATTGGTCCAGCAAGTAAAGTTCCTTCATTAGCAGCTACAGTATATGTTGCAGCTTGTGTCTGATGATGTCTAAAGATACCACCATTAGTTGTAAGTGCAATACCACCTGCATCTTGTACAGCAACTTCTGTACCAGCAATATCATATCTAATTTTATCTTCATCAGCAGACTCTTCTACCTGTATCTTGGTATCGCCATCTGCATCTAATATCTCATCAGAAGATACAGAAACAGTAGCATCAATAGCACCATCTCCTGCATCATCATAAGTAAAACTAATTCCTGTGTGTGTACCATTAGTTACAAGCTGACCAGCAACAATATCTTGTACTTCTTCTGTACTTGTGGATGCTGTATTAGCAATAGTTAAAGTACCAGCAGCATCATCATAAGTTACTGATATACCAGAACCAGCAGTTACTACACCAGCTACATAATCCTCAACTTGTTCTTGTGTAAGTTGCGTATCTGTAGCTGCAATAGTCAATGTACCAGCAGTGTCATCATAGGTTACAGAAATATTAGAACCTGCTGTAACGACACCTGCAACATAATCTTCTACTTGTTCTTGTGTTAATTGTGTATCTGTAGAAGCTATTGTAAGAGTTCCTGCTGTATCATCATAAGTAACGCTTACATTACTTCCTGCTGTGATCAATCCAGCTACATAATCTTCTACCTGTTCTTGTGAAAGTTGTGTGTTTGTATCTGTAGATGCAATAGTTATAGAACCATCTGCATTTGTAATAGTTACATTTGTTCCTGCTGTAAGTGTGTTGTTATCCCACAAACCAGATGTTGCATCATAAATTAAAACATGACCTGCTGCTGGAGATACTACATTTGTATCGTTTAATTCTGCAATAGTATCTTCTGTAGCAACTTGTGCATCAACATACGCTTTAATTGATTGCTGTGTTGCTAAGTGAGTAGAACTATCAGATGACATATCATCTTCATCTTTTATAGCAGTACCACTTACACCTGTGTCTAATACAGGACTTGTTAATGTTTTATTGGTTAAAGTTTGTGTACCTGAATTAGTTGTAACTGTGCTATCTATATCTACTGATACTTGATTACCAGAACCAGTAGTGTCAATACCAGTACCACCTGCAATAGTAAGTGTTTCACTATCTAAATCTATTGATAAAGCACCACCACTATCTCCTTGAAAATCTAAATCTTGTGCTGTAACTTGACTATCTACATAGGCTTTAATCGATTGCTGTGTAGCAAGGTGTGTAGCACTGTCAGATGTCATATCATCTTCATCTTTTACTACACCTGTTGTTACTACTGCTGTACCATCTTCATTAATTATTGTGTCAATTCTGTCGTGTATATCATCAAAGTGTTGTGCTTGTGGTACTTGTCTAATCTTTGAACCAGCAGCATGAGTTCTCAAACCACCGCCACCAGTGTCAATGTTTCTTGTAACTGTTAATGTTGTACCAGATATGTTTGTAACTTTTACATATTCTCTTGAACTATCACTATCAGGATCTAAAACTAAATACATAACTACTGAACCAGTAATAGCTGTATTAGAACTATCAGTTGGTGCTGTGTCTACTGATATTGTAGTACCACTAGCATCTGCTGTTAATGCAGTTGTTATTGTACTTTCGTATGCGTTACTTAATTTACTTTCTTGTGCTGTCATTCTATCCTAATCTTACTACTCCTAATGTTCCAATTCCTAATGTATTTGTAAATTCTGAACTAACATCAGCAGCTCTTACACCTCGTACTCTTATTGTACAGTATTGTGTTACAGAACCTATATTAGCATTATTTATTACAGGATATGCAACACTTTCCACAACTCCTCTTATTGTTTCTTGCGGATCATACAACTCTAATGTAACAGAATCACCTTCTTTTTGTTTAAGCTCTTGATACACAGCTTCACCTAAATTCTTTACTCTTATTCTTTTTCTATTAGGTCTCTCTACTTGGTCTGATATATTTACTGGTATATCTACAACTATTAATTGTGGTCTAGGTAATGCTCTGACTGACACAGATCTAAATGTAGGTGTGCCAGTAAAATCTACATTACTTTGTAATACAACTTTTAAGTTTATATATCTTGCGTTTCTGTTTATTTGAAACTCCTCACCACCAAATCCTGTTGAGCTGTCATTAGTCAACTCCCAATTGCTACTGCTAGGATTGTCTATAGTTCCTTCTCTTGTAGAAATAAAACACTGGACTCTTCTACTGTCAGTAATCTCATCATGTTCTAGCGTTGTTCCAACCCACTGTTTCACTTCTGATGTAAAAAAATCTACATTAGGTAATATCACATATCCCTCTGATTCATACAATGAAGTTTCTCTATATATATCTGCACCTGCAACTACAACTACAAATTTACCATTAGCATTTGTTATACCTGTTACATGTCCTGATGCTCCCATTTCTAAATCTCTAGCAAATCCTGCGGTAGGTAAGTAATATCTCCATAGATAACTTTCACTACCACTTTCTTTTATGCCACAGTAAATACTATCTCTTGATACAAACATGTGTTTAGGTGTAGTATCTATTAAAGTCACTCCATCTGTATCGTATATAACCCATTCTTTTACTAACTGTCTGTTAGCTAATACATATAAGTTATCTGCTGTTACTAACTCTGCCCTGTAAAATCTACCAACATCTCTTGATTTTTCTTTTGTACCAAAAAATACAATACCCTCTGTTGCTGCAATACAATGCACTTCTTCAAATGGTATATTTGTTTGACCAAACAATGTCATAGTTCCTGATACATCCTTAATAGAATATATATCACCATTTGTAGAGGCAGCTAAAACAACTGCACCTGCATCTACAACTTGTGACACATGATGACTATCTTCAAATGAAAGTATTGCATCTGCTTCTGCTAAGTCTGATGCTGACCAAGTTTTATTAAATGGACTTACTGCCCATAAGTATTCTACAGTTCCATCATCTCCTGATATAAACAACTGACCTTTAGCAAACCAACAACCTGTTAGTCCTGCATTAGATGATTGGTCTGTACTATTTTCTGACCAAGTAGAACCATTAAACTGTATAAGTTCTGATGCTGTTGTTCCATTAGCAGTAGTAAAATAAACTTGGTCACCTACTGCGGCAGCACCAGTAAAGTTATAATCTATAGTTAAAGATGTATAACTTGCATCTGCTACTTCTGCCCAGGTATCTCCAGAATCTGTAGATTTATATACTTTCTTTTGATCTGTAACATACAAGTCACCATTAGTTGTTTGTGCTAAATAATTATTAGAACCTGCAAATGTAGTATCTGCACCTAAAACATTTTCATCTTGTGTGGTGTGTAATAAATGCACATTATATGATGTCTCATCATCACCATGAAATACATCTACACCTTTGCTATCAAAAAATCTACTAACATCTTTTTCTGCTTGATTTCTTTTGTGTGCATAATCTAACCCTTGTCCACCGCTAAAATCATTTCGTGAAAATATCTGACCTATGTTTGTAGTAATGTCCTCTGGGTTTTGTTGTAAGTCTATTTGTTGTGCAGGAAATTCCGCAGTTCGTATTACTAATTGTCTATCTGGACTAACTGCTGATCTAAACAACAAATTATCTAATCTAAAATCGTAACCTTTTCTGTGTGGATTAGTTACATCTGCGGTGGTAGGTACTCTAGGCATTACTGAACACCTAGATTAACACCATTTATTTCTACAGCTTCTGGATATTTAGCTCTTAAATATTTTCTTGCTTGTGTAATTAATATTTGTTGGTATTGTAACAACGAATTTCTTATGCTAGTACCAGAACCTACAGGAAATGCTTGTGCTTGTAATGACTCTGTTATGTAGCTTTGTGTAGCTGCTGGTATATCTCTACCAGACATCATCTGTGCTGCAACACCTGCCATGATAATAGACTCATACTCATCTTCTAAACCTACTGTTGTTAATGTTGTTGATTCATCAGTTGGCTCTACAAACTTTTTTTTAAAAGTTACATATACAGTGTGACCTTGTTGTATAGAGTAAAACTGTAATGCTTTAACTGAATTAGGACCAGAAGTATATGTAATTGTTCGTTCAGTACCAGTATCATCTGTATAAGTAAATGGGTTAGGTAACTCAATAAGTTCTACAGATACTGGTTGAAATATAATACCTGTCTGATCTGAACCAGCAGAAAAATCTGTGTACTGTGATATAGCTTTTAAAACTGATATTAAATAATTGTGTGTGCCAGGACTATCATATGTACCTAGTAATGTATATCCATCTGATGATGTAACATCTACAGTTTCTACTGCAAACAATGTTGGAAACAAATTGTTTATTTGGTCAACGACTGCATCAAATACTACTTTTCTTGGAAATGGAGGATTAATTTTTACTTCATCATCAGTAGAATGTGCAGCTAAAGTAGTTCCTCTTGCTGCTCTTTTAACTGTTAAAGTTGATGCTGCTGTATTTAAAGAAGTTACTAACATTAGTTCTTGATTTATTTCAATAAATGAACCAGTACCTAATGAATCTTCTTCTTCTGTTGTTATATAATCAGCATTGTATGAAACTGTTTGATCTGATGCACTAGCTGTAAGATCACCTGTTAATACAGTAAAAGATTGTATATCATCATTTGGTTCTAAATATTCTCTGTAAATCCTGTCAACAAGGTTTCCGATAGTTGTACTCATTTTAATTATGATAGCAGACTTTAGGAGTGGAAGTGGTGGATTCCACTCCATAAAGTCAAATATTGTAGCTTAGGCTACTGCTTGAATTTTACAATGATATGAAGGAGGACCAAATTCAAATCCCATCTCCATATATACTGCTTTTCCAATTCTTGCATTTGCATCTTGATCTAAGTCTCTTACGAACACAGTACCAAATCCTGGGATGTTGGTAAATACTGGTTGAATGTAAGCTAAGTCAAGAATAAACGCACTACCTGTAGGCATGATATCTGGGTCAATAACCATCATTCCGATTGAACCGAATGGAGTTACTACTGTATCAATATCAATACCTGCAACATTTCTATCTCTAGGAATAATTGCACCTGTAATACCAACATTACCTGTAAGTAATTCAGTATTTAGGTCTAGTAGTTGTTTAGGTGATACACAAAGAACTGGTTGCTTTAGTGGTGCATGAGCATCATATAATCTCTTCATAGCACCTGCGATTGCATCAAAGGAAAGCACTTGTGCATCTCCTAGACCAGTACCAAGGGTGTCGTTGTAATAAACATTACCACCTAATGGATTAGCTGAAGCAGCAGTAGTATTGTTTGCGTTCTTGTTAATAGAAACCCATGTGTCAATACCATACATTTCTCTTGTACCATCACCTGGTGTGGTGTTAGCACCATCAGAGAAAGAACCATTGAATGCGAACCATTCTACTTCTCTTGCTACTTTTTCTAATGCTTTTTCAAGCTGTAATGCAAATTCATCATTTACTGGGTTACCACCAAATAATCCTAATTTATCTCCTGCTGTTGTTGTTCCATCTCCATCAGATGAGTTAGCAATATTAGCTGATAAATCAAAAGGATTTTGGTTACCTGTGGATGCTAAAGCTGTGTAGGTCATTTGTACACCTTTATGGAAGATCTGTGTTACATATGTAAATGCAGCTCTATCTCTTCCAAGATATTCTGTAGGTGTTGAACCTTCTTGTCCTTTAGTTGGTTCTGAATTAATGATTGCATTATCTTCTACTTGGACTTGCCAATATGTAGAGTTTAATACTTTACCACCATTCAAACCACCAACTGATGACAATAAAGGTGTTCTTTGACCACCAACTTTAAACAATTCACCAGTAAAGTTGTTAATGTTTTGTGCATAAATCGTATTATTAGTTAACGATATGTCTGCCATTTTAATCTTCTCCTATATAAATTGTTTTAATTGTTTTTTAGAAGAAGTAAAAGATACTACTTAGCTGTTCTTTTTTGCTTCTTCTATAACAGAGAGCTTTGCAGCTATTGAGTTTCGTACATTTCCAGATTTTTCTATATCTTTAACCTGTGATACTACATCTGTGTTGTAAAGATCTACAACAGAATTTTTCTGTATGTTGTTTAGTCTTTCTTGACTTTCTTCTACATTATCTTGTAATCTGTCTTGATTCCCAAACTCAACTTTAAATTCTTCTGATGCGTATTGTTGGATTCCTTCTACAGTTAAATCACCTTCGTACATCATCTCAACTGCTTTTCCTACACCTTTAGTAGTGTCAAGACCTGCTTGTTTAAAAACTTCTTGTCTTTCTTTACCTTCGTATTCTGCGATTTTTGCTTCGTAGAGATTGATTTTTTCTCTCATCTCTTTCCAGTTCCTATCGCTTTCAGTGCTAGGATTGTTTAGTTCTTCTGTCATTATTCTATTGTCCATTCTTTATACGATATTTTTACAAGTGGTGTATAAGTAACCACTGATTTTTAGTCTTACACTACTGTTTTTATTTGACAGGTCTTGTCAGTAGGCATCAAGACCGATTACAAAATGAAGGTCAAGTTTAACCCCCAGACCTATCTATAGGGTCACAATTATTATATCACATCAAGCAAGATTGCAAGTTATTGTTCAGTTAAACCAGTAACTGCACCTGCTCGTGTTGTTACTGCACCTAACTGTGCTGATGATTGAGCTTGTTGTTGTGCTAATATTTTTTCTAATCTTCTTTGTTCAGCTTCTTGTCCAGATAATCCTTCAACTATTTCTATTGCTGCTTCAGCTTCTGTTTGTCCTAATTGTCTACCTTGTCTAGCTGCAACTGATGCTATTTGACTTGCTTGTTGAAATGCTTTACCTGCTTGTTGACCAGATATACCCATTTGTCTTAATGCATCAGCTTGTTCCTGTGATATTTCAAACCCAGCTTTTAGTGCTTGACCACCTATTTCTGCTCTAACTATTCTTTGTGCTAGTACATCTCTTGCACCAATTGCACCACTAATAATATCTTGTCCTACTTTAGGATCAATAGCAGATGCTAGTATCTCTACATCAGTTAAGTCTCTATCAAAATTTGTTTTATAAAATTCTTTTACTTGTGGTATAGATGTAACAACTTGGTTATACAAAGCTGATAACCTAGTTCCAAACTCATCTGGAGATACAACATTTTCTATTAGCTTTTGTTGCCTTTCACTTGTCATAATTAAATCTGAATTTACACCTAACGATTCTATTTTTCTTTTGTATGCATCTACAATGTTAAGATATTCTGACTCTGAATACTTTACAGTTACACCATCTGGATTTAAGTTACCTGCAAAAGTCTCTGCATACTCTGGACTTTTTCTCATTTGAGTTATAGCTTCTGCAATATCATTACCACTAGCTACATATTCACGAGATACTGTAGCTAATAAATTATCTGGTAAATTAAAACCATATTTTGTTTGTATTAAATTTTTTAAATTGTTTAATCCTGCTTGTGTTAATGCCATTATGTAGCTACTCCTCTTACAACTTGACCAGCACCTAGTGCTTGTCCTATTTCATCTGATACTTTGTCTAATAATGTAGGTGCATTATTATTTATACCCCATTCAGTTAACATGGTTGTTGCAGTTTTTTGGTCATTAGCCTTTATAACATCTACAAATGTAGAATCTGTTTCATCCATTCTTTGTCCTAGTAATTGAAAACTATAATTCCTCCATGGTGTAGCTATTTCATTGTATGTTAAATTTGGATCATAATCACCAAACAATGTTCCTCTAATACCTTTTAATTTATTTATTACATTACTTGCACCTATTTCTTCTGACTCTGCATTACGAATTAAAGCTGCATAATCTGATTTTTGTTCATCAGTCAACACACCATACAGTGGTCCTAACCATTCGTTAGCTAAGTTTTCTACTTGTGCTTCAAATTGTTTAGTTGTAGATACATCAACACCTTGTGCTTTACCTTCCATCCAAGTGCTTATTGACTCATCTTGTTCTATGCCTGTGCTAGGATCAGCAATAGCTTTTAGCTGATCTAGTGCATATACTTCTGTCCATACACCTGATGTAAAGTTAAATGAAAACCAATCTAAAAATGATTCACCATCTGTATTTACAATATCTTCTATGTTTGTAACACCTGCTTTTTTAAACATATCTCTAAATTTAATTATGTTGTTATTTAGATATGCTGTTGCATCTGCTGGTAGTGTACTTAAATCTTTACCTTGTGAAAGTAATAGCCAATCTCTTTCTTCTTGTGTGTGTGTACGCCACCACTCTGTTGTTTTCCACTCTTCATCTAATATATCTCTATCTTCTATAAATGCTTCTAGCCATATGTTATACAACTCATCATCATCTAACCATGGTCTGTATTTTTTAGCGACATCAAACTTATCTGCTAATCCTGTAAATGGATCTTTATCATTTAATAATATATCTTCATCTACTTCAGCTAGTTCACCAAAATAACTAGAGTTAATCCAATCTTCATCATCAGCAGATTTAGATACTACATCTGGTTTTACTCTGCCAGAAGAATAATATAAATCTAATATTTCTTCATCAGCTAAATACCTAATAAATAAATCTGTATCTGGAACAGAAAATACTACATATGTAGCACCATCAAATTCCCAAAGTTGTGAATTTTGATAACCTGTAGAAACACTATCTGAACCACTACCATTATCAGAACCATTACCACTACCTCCATTATCTTCTGGTGGTGGCTTAACAGCAGGATCTGTAACCTTATCTAATACTTCTTCTAATGTATTATCAGATGTGTAATCTTCTTGTGATGTGCCTTCAAACTCTGGTAACTCCCATGCCCATTTAGAACCTTCTGGCTTACCATCAAGTGTTGATGTAAACCATGAGCCACTATCATATCTACCCCAATACATTGTTGTATCTTCTGTTTCTTGTTCTGGTTCTTCTTGCCCAGAATTTATATCAGTACCATAAACTAAACCTGTTGTTTGTGTTATAGCATCTAATGCTTGTGCTAATGGTTTTGAACCAGGACCTCTTGTAGCATCTATATCTTGTGGTTCATCACTGTCTAGCATAGCTTGTGCTGCTGCTCTAGTTGCAGGACCAATAATTCCATCTATTGCACCTGTGTAAAAACCTCTACCTTTAAGGATTGTTTGATAATCCATTATTTGTTCTACTGTTAAATTCATTTATCTTCCTGTGAATCCTGCATTATATATACTAGCAGGATTTTCTTTATATTTTGTAGTATAATCACTAGGGTTTTGACTAGATTTGTACAAGTTGCCTACCATACTAAATATACCTTTTGTTAATCCCCATCCTGGTGAATACTTAGATACCTTTTCGTTTTCTAATTCTTTCATAAATTGACTACCAAAATCTAATTCTTCTAATACTTTTTTTCCAGTAGGTGTATTGTAAAATGCTTTTAAGTCTCCAGGAATTTTACTTCTTTTTATAGCTTCTTCTTCATATGCTTTAGGTAATAATAATTTAGTAAGACTATCTTGAAATTTACCAGACTCTCTAGGTGCTTTTTTCTGTGATTCATCATAAGCATACAAAGCAGCTTGTACTAAATCTGCTCCTGCTACTCCTATTTCATATGCCATATATGTAGGTAACAATTTATTAAAAGGTATTCTACCTAAACCTAATTTAGCTGCTGCATCATCTAAATATGGAACAACTTTCTCTACTGTTTTTTCTATAAGTACATCACCTGGTGCGTAAACTGGTGCTGTCCTAGCTAATACATTTAATGCTGGTGCAGCAACAACTCCTAACCTACCTAGTAATTTTACTGATGCTGAAGAAGGATCAAAATTATTTATTGCTTCAGCAGCTTTTCTAAAAAAATTAGGATTTTGTTTTACTGTTTCTTCTGCTATTTGTCCAGCAAGTTTACTGTCTGTACCATTGTTAAACATCTTCTTTTCTAATTGACCTTTAATATCTGTATCTGTTGGTGCAGTAGAAAATGTATGATTAGTTAATGACAAACCTACATCATTAATGCCAGTTGTAAAATCATCAATTTTCTTTGCATCATCTGATGCAATAAATCCTTTAAAATTACCAGAATCCCAATATTGTTCAACATGATTAAAATTTTCTCCTAATATTTTTTGCACTTCTTGTACTGTAACTTGATTACCTTCCATATCTAATAGAACATTAAACTTTTTATCTGCCAATTGTTCTGGTGTGTAATACTGTGATTTAAAATTATTTTTTTTCAATTCATTAGAATCATATATTGCCTGATTATTGTCAGTAAATTTTTCTTCTATTATTAATACACCATTATTATTTAATACAAATTCTTTAATATACTTTATTTGATCTGCTCTATCATTACTAATAAATTGAAATGCCATAGATTCATGGACAATATCCCAACGATTTTTATTATTGTATGGTGGATTATTATTATCGAATCCATAATAAAATACAGGCTCTTTTATACCACCTTCTATAAATGCTCTGCCTTGATCTTCTATTACATGTGTAAATGCTGCATGTTTAAATTGTGCATTAGTCACCATGTCTCCCTTGTTAAATACATCTTTAGCTTTGCTATTAGGGTCTAATACATCTATTTCTACAAATGGATTATTTTTTGCAAATGCTTTTGCCCACGCACCTTCAGTTCCACCTATGTCTAATATTTTGTATGGTCTTGGTCCTTGTAAGTCACCATATATAAGTTTATTTTTGTCTATCATATTTGTTATGCCTTGCATTTTTGCAATTTGTGTTTCATAAAATGTAGGTATAGAAGTAAAAATATGTTGATTGAATTGACCACCGCTTTTAATAAAAGCATTGTAATCATCTTGAAAGTTATATAACCTATTATCGTTTAACTGTATTATTTGTTCGTATGGTTTTTGTGGTTTATATTTAGGGTTCATACCATCTATAACCTCATTAAAAAATTCTTGCGTTGCTTGACCTTCATCAGTTAAACGATTAAATGTATTACTAATTTGTTTACCATCTTTTGGAAATGCATCCTCTCGATCTCTAGCCATTAACCACCAATCTTTTATTGTTCTTATATCTTTTCTACCTTCTATTGTTTGTGATCTTTTTGAAAGTGGTGATTTAAGTTCTTCAGTTAATACTATAATTTCTTTTTCATTACCAAATGACAAACCTAGTGCATCTAAATCGATCATGTTATTTTTATGTACTATATAAGTATCTACAGATTTACCACCACCATATCCACCTTGTACCATTTGATACATTACACCCTGTGCAGATTGATAACTTTTACTTGTTGATTGCCAAGGAACAAATCTATTTAATGGTCCACCTCTCCATACAATAAAATAATCGTTTGGATTTGCAGCATATATATCTCTGTGAGCTTCAAGTATTACATTTCTCATTGTCTCTTTTAAGTTAGCAAACTGTCCTTGTTCGTTAACTAAGTCAACTAATACTTTATATATCTCATCACCTATCAAACTATTTTTTAATTTTAATTGTTCTATAAATCTTTTTTCAAAATATGGTTGACCCATAGGTATTATTTCATTTAATGGTAAATCACTAAATATTCCTATTTTTATAATATCTGCAATAGCATCTGGATTTTTAAATTGATGTCTAGCATAAGCACTTGTCTCACTATGTGTAGCTAAGTAAATAAAAAATCTAGTTATATCTTCATCAGTAGCATTGTTAGTTATTATTCTTGAGTACATTTCGCTTGGTTTAAATTCTGTTGTATCATTCCAAACATAATTACCTTCCAACTGCATATCAACTTCTTGACCCTGAGATAATTTTTTCACAGCATCAGTAGTGTCTATTTGTGTCTCTAATCTAGTTAATGCATCTGGATTAAAAATTTTGTTAGGTTTTATAACATCATCTGCCCATTGTAATGGTCCATCTCCTAATCCCATTTTTGTTTCTAATAATGGTTTGCCATCAGTAACATCTTCAACTTCAGACATAAATGTTTTAGCTAAGTTTTTTCTTTCTACAGGTGCATCTTCAAATGGTTCTAAATCTCTGTATGGATCATTTTCTACAAACTTTTTAAGTACATCTTCATCAAATTTTTTATTTGTTTCTGTATCTACTAATGTTTCTTTGTATACATCTTTATTCAAAAAGTAATATGATGTACTACCAACATCCTCCATTTGATTTCTATAACCAACAACATCCATTTCATTTTTTATAATATTAAATTTTTCTTTATCAGTTCCTGTCAGAGTTATTGTTTTTCCATCAGGTAATGTAATTTCTTCTATAGTTCCTAGTCTTTTACTTTCTAAATAATTAACAAATATATCAGGGTCAACAGATATTGACTTTCCATTTTCTACAACAATCATATTTTCTGTAAACTCTACAACTTTTGCACTTGGTTCAATAGTTACTTTATATAATTCATAACCATCTTTGTATTTAAAACTTCTATTAGGATCTAAAAATCCTCCTGCTTCTCCAAAGTATTTATCTAATTCTCTATCACCTATAATTTTTTCTAAACCTTCTTGGTCTATTTGAGAATATAAATTAGTTCCATCTTCTAAATCATCAATTAAATATGGAACACTACTATCACTAAAAATGGTAGCTATCTCTTCACCATCTTTACCTATTACAACATCTAATGTTCCATCTTGTAATACATCTATTCTTATATCATAAGTATCAACATTTCCATTAGGTAAATAAACTTCTGGTTGTAAATATTCTGTTGTACTAAAATTATTATCAAATACTTCTATATATGACAACGCTTCTGATACTTCATCAACAAAATTATTTTTAATGTTATAAATCATTTCATACATATTTTCGCTACCAAACATAAATGCATTTCTATCTACTGCTGCTTGATATGTACCTGCATGTAAATCTTCTGGAACTCTACTACCTTTACCTCTTCCATGAAATAACTCTATGCCTTCATCTACTACATTTGTAGGTGTGTCTGTTAAATTGTTAACTCCTGTTTTGTAAACATTATCTTCTGGTAATTCTTCATAAGTTAATGTCTCTACTCCTATAGCGGTAAAAAACTTTTTAAGATTTTCTTGGCTTACTTTACTACCACCACTACCACCAGAACCTAAATAGTTACTGCCTGTGTACATACTTTTTTGACCTAATCGATCTCCAACTTTATCATTAACTGCATATTCATCAGCACCTGCATCAAACAACAATTGTCTTAATGCATTAAACATTGTTTCTTCACCAACGAATTTTGAATTACCTTTATAAACAGCACCACCAAAACCTTTTTCATTTGCAACTTTAACATTAGAAGGGTAAGCATATATTGGTACATATATTGTTTGTCCAGTTTCCTGTGCTACTTCGTATGCTGCCCTTAATCTATGATTACCTTCTGGTATTTGTATTCTTCCATTAGCTCCTAAACTAACTGGAAATGCAACTGAACTGTTATATGATTCTCCTGTGTCAAACACATATCCTTTTTCATATATTGTTTTTTTTATATTATCTATAATTTGATCTGAATTACCAATTGATGGTAGTTCTCTTCTGTTGTATTCAACAATGTCAATTATGTCATTTATGTCTGCGTAAACTAAACTTGGTCCATCTGGTGTAGTTCTTGTACTAGCGAATATACCAACTATTTTTATTTCATCAATATTTTTTTCCGAATTAAATCTTTCTGTAAATATTTTTTTAAATTCTGGGTCTAGTGCTTGTGTATCAGTAACACCTAATTCTGGTTGACCAGGATTGGTACTACTGTATAACTCTTGCGTTCTTGTAATATATTCAAGTATTCTATCTGATGCTTCTGCTTTACTTAATCCTGATGGTAAATCAGTTCTATCTAATGTTTCTTTAGTAACTTCAATAAAATCTACATGATTAGCAATATTTATTTTTCCTTGTTGTATTAGTTTTGCAATTTCAGGTTGATTTTTTTTTAAATATTCTAAATCACCTTCCATATCAAATTCAAATAATTGAGCTGCTGCTCTCATATCATCAAGGATGGCATCTATAAATCTTTCAGAACCCCAGATTAATCTTTCTTCTGCCATGTTATGTTATTAAAAAATCTAAGACATCCTCTATGTCTAAAGGTAGACCGCTTCCAGGAAATTGTATTTTTGTTTCTTTCTCTTCTAACTGATTAGTTCTGTTATCTAATACAGTTTTTCTATCTAGTTCTTCTAATCCTTTTGCAGACCTTTTTTTGTTAACAGATGCAGTTAACATTTCTATTATTTGCATAATACTTTTATCTTCTTTTGCTGCTGATCTGTCTCTAATTTTTTGAGTTATAGGTCCTACATCTTTATTAAAATCTTCATTAAATTTATCTGCAAATGATTTTCTATCACTTGTTTTATTTTCTGGTGGTGTACCAAATTGATTTGTAATACCTGGACTTCTCTCATCCATTCCTACATCTGCTGTAGGTGGTGGTGTTCTATAAAATAAACCAGATGATAACATATCATTTACAATATCTGGATCAACATTTGGAACAGCTTTACCATTACGATTATACAGTGTCACTGTCTCATCTTGTTGTGGTGGTAAAGTAGTAGTTGTTGTAGTTGACATAGTAGTAGTCGTTGTCGTTGGTGGCGTATTATAATACTCTTCAACTTCTGCATCTATAGTGCTTTTAAATGCTGCACTTTCAGGATGTTTATCAGGTAAATTAAATTTAGCAATAGTTAACTTATACAAATCTTGCAGAGCTTCTTCAAAATTCATATCACTTTCTAATTCTTTTTGTTTAAACATATTTTTAATTAGCTTTGCATGAAACTCTAAGTCTGCTGTTTGCATATAATCAATTACAAACTTTTCTTGTTCTGGCGTAAAATCTCTTACATCTTCTTCGTTCTGACCATATCCAGCTCTTCTCCATTGATCTGCTTGTTGTTGAGTTTGTCCAGGTAAATCTATATTGTATTCGTTAAATGTCATCCAATATGCAGATTCCATTGTGTTTACATTTGCTTGACCTAATCCATATGATGGAGATTCAGAATCTAACGCTGTAAGCACATAAGGTACACCATCTTCTCTTGACTCATACGCAAGTATAGGAACTAAAACTTTTATTTGATCATCTACAAATCCTTCTTGTTTTAATATTTCTATAACTTCTGATGTTGTTACCATTATCTGTCTACTCTATCGCTTTCTGCTGCTGCCAAACTACCCATTGTTCTAGCAAATCTAGTAGCTGCATCTGATTCTATATTTGCTTGTCTTTTTAATTCTTCTCTTGGCTCAATAAATTCTTCTACAACTCCTGACAAATCTTCTTGTAAACCTTCTACATCAGGTTGCTCTGCCTCTTGTCCTGGTATAGTTGTAGCCACACCTGACATTTCATCATACTGTATTCTTGCTGTTGATGCTGGTTGCAAATTTGCAAGTGAAGAACTGAAGTCTCCTAACTTAGCATTTAGTTGTCTTGTTAAATAATCCTTTTCATTCTTTGTTAATGGACTACCTTTTTTAGCTTCTGCTGAACTCATGTATTCATCTACTAATTCATCCATTTCATCTGTGTCCATTTGATATTGTTGTGTTGGAGCTTGTCCTGCAAGAGTTGCATTGTACAATATTTTTAATCCTTGTACATAAGTGAACTTACCACCATTGTTCATAGAAAACTCCATAAGTTTTTGTATACCTTTGTAATACTCTGCATCTTTTTGTACACCAGTAGTTTTGTTTATATTTATGTAGCCAATTGTTGCCATCATATTTTTCATTTGCTCCACTATTTTTGGACCAAATGCACCACCTTCTTGTGTAATATCTTCTGGAAAATATATATATTTAAAACCTTGTGACTTTAAATAATCCTCTGCATCTACATCTTTAGGTGCTTCCACACCCAATACATCATCAAGAACCATTACACTGTATTTGCTTTTAAAACCAATTCCTAATGGTTTGTTAGAATCTAAACCTAATTCATCTACAAGCCTATCTACTATTGAATTAGCTAAACCTGGATCTACAGGTATACCATCATCACCTGTAATAATATCTAATGGATCTGTATCTTCACCTACATTAGATACTGTGTCGTATTGTATAATAAAATTTTTTAACATTAGTTTGTTCCTATACCATAGTAAGATATTTCTTCATAAAATACCTCATCCCACATAATAGCAAACATGTAGTTTTTCTTAGCTATCTCTATACCTTTATAATACAATAAATCTCTCATTTCTTGTGCATCTTCTGAATCATTACGAGTTATATAATCTATAGCATCTTGTCTTAATGGCATTTTTTTAGCTGTCATAACAGATGCTATTGTGGTTTCTCTTGCAATTAAATACTCTTCTAAAAATGGAAATACTGGACTATCATCAAATGCTTTGTCTTTATACATCTCTTCCATCATTCTTATTTCTATGTCAAACTCTTGGTTAGACACAGTGTTATAACCATCTAGTTTTGACAACTCACCTAAATCCCTACCATATGCAAGTGGGAACATTTCTCTTAATTTAAAATCTATTTTTGCCATACTAATTTTCCATAAGTCATCTGTGTTTTTGTAACCTTGTTGTTGTAATCTTTTTCTTTCTGCGTTTTTTAATGACCTTTCTACAATAGATGCACCATACATAGCAGCAGAATAAAAGAACTCATCTCCTGTTAATGGTGTAACTTTACCTAAATTATCTAATGATTGATATGCAGAGTAATCTACATCACCTGTACCAAGACCTTCAAAGAAATATAATATAGATCCACCATATTTTTTATATTCTTCTTCATTGTCATTAACAAAATCATACTCTGGTTTTGTCATTGGTAACTTACCAGACTCTGTTATTTTTTTACCTTGTTTGACTAATGCCACAGATGTAAAACTATCTTCTAAATCGTACTTACCTAAATCAAATAACAACACCATTTGTTTTGTTGCTTCAAAGTCACCTGCTCTTGTTCCCATAAAGTGTGAATAATACTCTCTAAGGTCTCTGTAATAAGTATGAATGACTGCTATCTCTACAAAAGAGTTCCACATTAATCCAGATTCTTCACCTTTTGTACCATACCATTGTGCAAACATTTCATCATCAACATTTACTTCATACAACAAACGCAAGTTAGGTGCATATGGATTTATAAATCTATCCCATGCTTTTAATTGGTAAATATTTTTTGCTATTTGTTGTGCTATAGGTTCTAATGATTCGAAATCTTGTGCTATATCTGGATATAAAACTGCTGCAATTTGTAGACCTTCGTTTACAGACCTTAACCATATATCTTCATCTAAACCAAATGATGGTGAATCTTCACCAAATATTGCACCTAATAAATTTCTACCTACTGATGGCATTGATTCTTCTAATGCTTCACCAACAAATGTGTCTCCTCTTGATTCAAATGGTAAACCAAACTGGAATATTGTTCGTTCAAACATTCTACGAAGATCTGGTTTATCTTTAGTTAAATAACCTACTGGCAGTGCTACTACTGGTCCTAATGGTGGATATAAACCTCCACCTGCTACACCTAATGCAGATATTGGTATACCTCTTTTTAATATAACTTTAGAATCATCTACATCCATATCATTTACCCATGTACCTCTACCTTCAGACTTAACATAATCTTCTAATGGTGTACCTCCGACTGGTAGTATTAGATATTTTTCTCCATACTTATCTTCATATATAATATTTGTTTCTACACCTCTGCGATAAACATGTGATACTTGTGCTGCTGCTCTAGTATTGACTGCACCTAATGTTGCATATCTACCTAACACCTCTCTATATGCTTCAAAGAATGGTAATGCAACACGATATGCTTCAGCTAAATAACCTCTTTCTAGTAAGTTATACAACAATCTGTTATGTAGCTCATATCCATATTCTGCTGCTCTCCTGTCTAAATCATCAAAGGTCATATTTCTTTTTAGATTAGATCTAACTCCATGCAAATCTAACATAGAAAAATAATCTACTTGTGTAAGTTTGTTAAGTTGTGGATTATCTTTACCACCAAACAATATTAATTTATTAGCATCATCTACAGTGTTTAAATTACCATGCATACCTGAACTAAATAACACATTGTTACTGTTAACTTTACCTCTTTTACCTTTAACTATTGGTCCAACACCAGTGTTTCTAATTAATGAATTAAGTTTATTAATATTTTCTAATAACTCTGTTCCATATTGTTTTATGTAATTTAATGATGTGTGTGTAGCAACTCCATTTTTTTTGTAAACTTGTGGAAATGTTTTCTCTAATGTCTCTACAACTACTTGTTTACCATCTGCACCTACAGTAGGAGTAGATACTTTTTTAATAACAGCTATAGCTTCTTGTTCTGATAACAAACCTACATACATAGCTTTAGCAATTTGTTGATCTAGTAACCCTCTTTGTTCTCTTAATGGAATTTTTATAGAAACATCCATGTATACTTTTTTACCATCATCCCATATACCTAGATAATGGTTTTGTTTTCTTAATACAACTTTGTTAGCTTCAATAAATTCTTTTATAACTTGTGGAGTAAATTCCATTTTTTCTATTTCTACTGGTGCAATAGTTCCTGTTTCTAATTCATCAAGTGATCTGAATGTTTTTTCTCTAGTTTTATATGGACTAACATATATTCCTTCTAATAAATCCATGTCTTGTGAATCTGATACTTTTTTACTTAAATCATAACTACCACCAAAATCACCAGATGATGCATCATTCCATATATCTTTTTCTTGACCATCTATTATTTTTTTATTTGGTATTGCTTTTTTGGTATCTAAATCTAAAACTCTTTTAATTATTGCTGGGTTTACATCTCCATCTTTGTGCCTACCTTTTCTTAAATCATCTGTAATTTTGGCAATATTAAATTCTTTGTTACTAATACCCAATCTTTCTAATATTTCTGCATATGACATACTTGGGTTATCTTCTAATGCTTTTGCAAAATCATCTATTATCTTGTCAACAAGTGCATCATTTTCTAATTTTGTAGTTAAGTTTTCTTTTAACTTTGACAGTTGTTGTTCTGACAAACCACCATTTACTATTAGAGCTTCATCATGTATAGATGCTGCATATGCAGATATTTTTGTATTGTTCGCACCTGCTCTTACATTAGCTATTTCTCTTTCAGTTTTAAAAGCTGTAAATTCTGCTTTTTGTAAATCTAAATCAAATACTATCTCATCTGTAGCAGATGTACCTCTAAACAATCTAACATCAAACAATCCCTCTGTGTTGTAAAGAACTGTATCTATTGAGTTAGTATTGTATTGTAGTTTTACTGGTACTTTTGCATTCATTATAGATTGCAATTCTTCTGGTGTTATTCTTGCTGCTTCTAGGTTTTCTTTTGCTAACTGTACAATATTGTCTGGTAATTTAATTACACTCTCTGGATCAAAATGTTTTGCTAGTAATTCTGCTAATGCTTCCTTTTGTGCAAATGGTATATTGTTTTCTAAGAAATAAAAGTATGCTTGTTTAAATGTAGGTATTCTGGACCATACTGCTTCAAGCTGACCTACAGCAAAAAACATACTGTCAAAAAATGCAGTAACAAAATTAGCTGCTTCTTTATTAACATTCTTACTTATCATTGGTACAGAGCTAGGTAAATCTTCATATACTGGTTGCATAATTTTTTGTATTTCGTTTTTAGCTTTTGTTGCTTGTGTTTGTTTTAATACACTAAAACTCTTTAAATCTATACCTTTTATTGTGCCACTTGCAATAACATCAATAATGTCATCACTACCACCAGCAAATCCATTTATAGTTTGTCTATATTGTGCAACTATATTTGCTACATCTGTGTCATCTTCTATTATTTTTACTATCTTAACGCCACCATTTTTTTGATTTCTTGCAATAATTCTTTGATTTAGTGTTAACAGTTCTTGTGTAAGTTCTTGACTATCAAGTATTTGTTTTACAATTTCATCATCTGTTAAACCTTCTCTTAATCCTCTTGCTACTGTTGGCATTAGTGGATCATGTGCTAATTGTGTAACTAAAAAATCTACATAAGATTCTATGTATTCATCATTTGGTACAAAAGGTAATACTGTGCCATCTTTTAACTTAACATTTTTTGTACCTTGTTTTAATGACTCTTCCCATAGGTCAGTTGGTTTTGTAAACTGTGATGTAAACTTAGGGTCTCTTGCAAACATAGCCATAACCTCTGGAATAGAATATTCTTGTTTACCTTCTTTTACTAGGTTCATGACTTTACGCATTGATCTTGGTAAAAATTCTGGACCTTTTTCTGACACAGTTCTAAATGGTCCTTTGAGTCCAGTGTATACATCTATACCTAATCCTTTTGCTAAATAACCTTCAGGGTCATTCGCAAGTAATTTAAGTAAACCGACAGGATTTCTAAATAGTGAGTCTATCCCTAATGCTGACATTCTTAGTTGTCCATCTAACATAACTTTTAATGGAAAAGATAATCTAAACAACAACTGTAATGGCATCCAACCTCTTGATACTGCGGTAAATAATCCTGTTTCAGCAAGACCTATAGTTGTTTCAAGACCTTTATAAATAGCTGATGGGTCTTTCATATCAGCAAATGCACCTTTTGTAATTTCTCCTAAAGGTGTATCTGGGTCAAAAAATGTTCCAGGCACACCTTCATCATGTGCTTTTCTAATTTCTGCTATACTTTCATCTACTGTCTTTGAGCCACTCCATCTGTTTCTAAGTTTTCTTTTTAATCCTGTGTATCGTAATGTTTGTCTTAGGTTAGGTACAGCAATAGACATATCTCTTGTTTGTCCAATTATAGAAATAAACTTTTCTGAAAATTTAATTAAATCTTCTTCATTAGCAAACAAATTACCAAATGTTTTTTTAACAATTACATTTACAAAATCAGGGTCTCTAAATTTGTTTAATATAGAAGCATTATATATACCACCTTCAACACCGAACCCTCTAACTTCATCTATGTTTTTTTGCATAAAGTTTGCTATCTCATCATCTGCCAAACCAAACAATGCTTTAAGTTGTATTGCACCTTCTACTTTGAGTAAATCATCATAATATATTTTTTGTGCAAGAGCTTGGTCTCCATTTTGAACTGCACGAACAAATTGTCTTAAATATTTTTCTATTATTGGATCTGGTATAGATAACATGTTTCCAACTTTAAAAAATGTATCTGCTGCATTTTGTGGGTTAGATAAGTCACCCCATGGCATAGAAGGTAATCTTCTATCTCTTCCTAAAAATATATCTAAAATACTACCAGTTCTTGAATATGCAGCTTTGTTAAATACTTCATCTACATTACCCTTCATAAGTTCTGCAATATTATCTATAAAAGCATCATCTAACACTTTAGGTTGTAACGCATATTGCACTGCATCACCAACTGTTTCACCACCAATAGGACCTTTACTACCTGGTATAGTTCGTGAACCTGCTCTTACATCAGCAACAAATCCTTCTGTGACTCCTTGTTTTAATATATCGTAAGTTGCACTTGGATTATCTACTAATCTTAATGCAAACTCTGGATGCATACCATTTTCTACCATAGCTAACAATGCTGGTGCATCTGGTGATTCTTCCATTAATTGTTGAAATTTATTAGTCCATCCTCTTAATGCATCATCATTCTTAGCCCACCACTCTGACACTTCCATTCCGCCTTTAATAACTTCATCATTATATTGTTTACCTAATCCTGCTAACACTACATCTGTATCTACACTTTTACCTGCAACACCAACACCCTTACTTCCCATTACAAACAAATCTGTTTTGTACATTACATAAAAATTTAACAATCCTGATAATAATCTACCAGCACCTTTTGTGTCTGGATTGAATTTAAGTTCTGAATACATTTCATTAGCAGTTGTTTCTATATCTTCTAATAATTCTTTTTGTTGATCTTCTGTAATATCTCCTTGTGCTAATAGTTGTCTAATAGCTAAAACAGATATTTCGTATGCTTCATCTATTTCTTCTGTAAGTGCATACTTAGGAGAATATTTATTTTCCATACTTCCTAACAATGCCATTCTGTAATAATCTCCTACATTTGCTGTTACACCCTGTGCATACAAACCATCTCTGCTTTTTATAGCATCATTTAAAACTTGACTTCTATTAAAAAATTGTGGAACATTTACGCTTCTGCCTGTGTTAAATATTTCTATTGCAGATTTCTCTTCTGATAATGGTGCTGCCAATAATTCATTTGCAGTTAAATAAAATACTTCAGCTTTTTCCTCGAATGTTAATTCTCTTTTTTTACCATCAGTAATTACTTGTAAATTTTTGTTATATATATCTGGTGCAGCTTCCAAAATAGCACCTAAATTAGTTTTATTATCTTCTTCTAGTTTTTTGTAATCAACACCTATTTCTGCTAAATACTCTAATGCTGACTCACTTGGTGCAAATCTTATAAAATCATTTTTAATACCTGGATTATTTTCGTAACCACTACCAACAATAGCTTGTCCTACTGCACCAATTACAGCACCACCTATTGCACCTAATCCAGCACCTGCAACTGTACCTACTGGTCCTGCTACACTACCTGTTGTTGCACCTAATTTAGCACCAGCTATAGCACCTGCTGTACCAGATAAACCATAACCTTTTACATATGCTTCTAAACCTGCTCTTGCTTTAATAGACCAAGGTAATTTTTTTTGTTCTCCTTGTTCTCCAGGATAACTTCTAAAACTTCTTGCACCAGATGTATCACCTCTATTTTTTAAAATACGATCTGCTGCTGCTTCATATTCAATACCCATAGCTGGACCAAAAATACTTTGAAATGGATAAGTAACTGATTCTAATGCTAGTAATGCACCATTCCATAAAAGACTAGAAAAATTAGTTCCAGGGTATCTAGCATCTAAACCTTTTTTTACTAATGATCCTATTTTTAATGGATTTCTATAATCTGATGCTAATGCAGATTTTACAAAAGAAGTATGTTCTTTTGCTTCTGTTGGCACATAACCACTATATTTTCTGTAATCTTTGTTATTAGTTGTTTTCCACAAATTGTAATAGTCAGTATTAGTAGCACCTTCACTAGCTAATGCTGCTAATAAGTTTTCATCTTCTCTTGGATTAAATTTTTCTAATTCGTAATATCTATTACTTAACGCATCAGTATTTACAATTTGTTCTTCATTGTTTTGGAATTGACTAAGTGCTTCTCTTTCATTTTTTGCGTTAAGCCAATCTTCACTCCACTTAGTGAAATAACTCATAACAACCTGTTTTTAATTGATCTATGTGGATATTTTTCCAATATTATATTTTTTAATACTTCTACCCTGTTTGCTTCTGCATTAAATATTTGTGATGTATCTGTTATTGTATTGCCTGGTTGATTTGGTAATTGTGTAGGAGATTCAAATAATTGGTCTCCTAACATAACTGGTACATTATCTACATTTGGCATACCGCCTGTAGCTGCAACTTCTTGTGCTAATGGACCACCAACAGCATCTACTTGTGTTTGTAAATCTTTTGTTTGTCCAATTGGATCACCTTTTGCTTGTGGTGGCACAACAATATCAGCGTATGCACCATCTACTTTTGCATCAGTATTTTGTTTTAATTTACTTGGTTTTCTTACCACCGATCCTCCTCTGGATTTTCTATTTCAAAACCTAAAGATAAACTTATCCACACACCTGGTATTGGTGTAGGCAAAAACATATTACCTAATGGTACATCAGTTTGTGATATATATTCTTTTTGTATAGTTGGATCAACATCTTCTAATTCTATATCCCAATCTTCTTGATTTATTATATCAAAAAACTTTTTATTAATATCAGGCAACTGGACCACCACCTGCTAATCCAGCTAACACACTTGCTATATCTGGTTCAGCAACTGGTCCTTGTGGTACACCTGCTGCTTGTTGTTGTGCTAATAACATTTCTTCTTCTGTCATAGCTGGTTCTTCTGGCGTATAAAACTTGTCCATAATCTTTGTCATGTTTTGTGGATTTTTCCTAATTTCTATAGCTGCCATTGTAGCTTTAGGATCTCCTTGTGCAGCTTGTGCCATTAATGATTCAAACAATACTGTCTCTGCTTTTTCCGCAGATATTCTTTGTTGTATCTTAGTTATGTTATCTAAACCATCCATATTTTCTTGTAGTGTTTGTGTATCAATTATGCCCTGTTGTTTTAATTGCAACCCTGTAATAATTTTTTGTGGTTCATCAAAACCTGCCATAACACCATAGACTCTTCTTGTTGTGTAAAACTCTTTTATATCTGCTGATGGTGTGTAGTTTTCTCTATATGCTGTACCATTGTGAAAACCAGCTATTGGTTTTCTTCTGTTACCAAACATAACTTCATCATATTCTAATCGTTTAGAATCTAGTTCCTCTAATGCATTTGCTAATACAGATTGATATTCTCTTACATGCAGTGATGCAGATTGTCCTAGTTCTTCTAGTCCTCTACCTGTAACAAATGCGTTAGGAGATTGTCCATCATCAGATACAGGATATGCTGCACCAAGTCGCAAGTGTCTTTCAAGTCTATCTACTTGTTGAAATAATTGATAAGGTAAATTGTTGACTGGCTTTGACACTTGCGAACCAGGTGTTAAATAGTTAACAGCAAATCTGCCTTTTCTATATTTTCCTGATTCAATCTCACCAATAATGTTTGTTTCTGTAAATACTGCATCTTCCATAGCAATAGTTCCAAGTATGTTAATCTTTGCCATATTTGCCATAAGACCAGTGATGTGTTGGAATTGCGATTGCATTTGATCAAAACTATATCTTTTAGCTATAACAAAACATGGACCAGATTTTAATGGATTTTCCATAAAGTCAATAACTTTTTTATTTTCTGGTAGATACACATATGTACCATCTTCGTTCATGTACTCTACTACAACTTTGCCATGACCTGTTGAGTTAGCCCAACTACCTGATTTATCAGAGCCATCAATTATTGCAGAGTATGGATTTTGAAACCCATCATTATTTTCTTGTGCATATATGTATGGTTTAGCTTCTGGATATTGATCCGCTAAAACTTTATGTGGAACTCTAGTTATTATTGCAAGTTCTTTAGGTTGTTGGTCATTACCAAAATATCCTGGATAACAACTAAATGGATCTCTTAACTCTGCGTATGGATATGGGTTACCATCTTTATCTTTTTGATGTTTTATTACCCATACAACAAATCCATAACCTGGTAACCATCTACCAACTTGTGGTAACTGCATATGCAATTTTTGATTCTTGTCATATGCCATAACTATTCGTTCTAGTTTTTCAGATTTTTTCTTTGCTCTCTCTGAATCTTTTTGATTAATTATATCTACTTTAAGATCTGGACTTCTACCTAATTTTTGTGCAAATCTTTCTAGTGCGGTTAAAAATAAATTAGGTGCTGGTAGTTCGTGATATTCTACATTTGTTGACCTACCTAGTAATGCTTGTACTCCAGCTTCACCACCATTCATAATGTCTCTAATTCTTGATCTATCAATCATTTGGTCTTGATTAATAACTCTTAAATAATCTATTCTGTCGTATATCTGATCGCTGTTCAACACTTAGTTAACTCCAATTGTCTAAATCCATATTACTTGAATTATAGCCTGTAAAGCTAGGATTGTATTCATATCCTAACTCTGCAAATTTTTCTTTTTGCATTCTTCTTATAGCTCTCATTGGAAACCAACTAGCCATAACTATGTCTGTCTTTGTACCTACACTTTTGCTTTTGTTTTTAGCAGAAGAAAAATACACTAACTGACTCGTATATAAGTTTACCTTTTCTTGTGCTTCAAAGCTAAGGTATGGTAAAGAAATTATTTTTTCTTGAAACATAGGTCTCATAGCTGTTACACCATACACTGGATCAAATTTGTTTTTGTAGGTTTCATGTCCTTCCAAAAATATACCATGACTAGATGCAAACTCTCTTATGCTTTTATCTTGTCTAATAGCTTTTTGGAAACCATTTTCTTCTATAACCCAATGTGATAAATTGTATTTACTCCACCACTCTTTAATTATTTCTAGTGCTTGTGGAATACCTCCACCAAGACTGTTGTTCATATCTACCATATACAATTTGTTTGCATCCATATTGTATGCCCACAAAAATGCAGCTTGGTAACCTGTAGATGCAGGGTCAAGTCCTGCAATCAAACGAATGCCTGGTGGTATATGTCCTATGTCTCTCTTTTGGTCTCTACACTCTTCTATCTCTACTCTGTCAAACAAAGCAAGTCCATCAGGCATAGCAACATTAAGATATACCATTTCATATATAGCTCTACCACCTGTTGTCTCTGCTGCTCTTTTTCTGTCCATTAACCATTTGTATGTTCTTTTACCAGACCACAACATACAATCATTATGTTCTGTTTCATCCCAGTCAGGTAATGTACATGCTGTATCGTGTGCTTCTTCTACAATTGTTTTCCAAGATTCGTTTTCTAACAAGTGTGAATACAAGTCATCATAGTGTTGCCTAGAACCAATAACGACCATAGCGGTATGTTCCTCTTTACGACTTGATAATGTTGTAGTCCACCAGTTTCTGGTGTTCTCTCTTGATGCAGGTTGCATAGTAGAACTGTGGTCCTCAATGTCATCAGCAATAATAATATCGCAGTCTCTTGACAGTATCTTACCGCCACGACCAATTCCTACCATAGTAGGTGATTTAATACCTGTAACTGTTCTTGTACCTACAGTAAACTCTGTAGATGACCACGCTTTACCACTTCTGTTTTGTGGTTTGAATTTAGGTCCTGGTCCACATATTTCTTCTATTAATAATTCATTGTTTTCTAATTGATCCATAACAGAACTACAAGAGTTCTTAGCAATATCTTCGTTACCACCTACCCATAAAATTCTTATGTTAGGTGTTTTACATATAAGCCATACAACAAAATGTATAAGCAAATCTGTTTTACCATGTCGTGGTGGTGACAATATCATTTGTTGTTCACCTTTATCTATTGCTTCTAATATTGACTCAATCCATCTAATGTGAAACTCTGGTGTTTCATAAGGTATGCCTTGTTCTGTTTCAAAATACCTATCTCTAAAATCTTTAAAATCTTGTAATGATTTTTCTGCAACTTGTGGTATTTCCCAATTCTTTTGTTTTATTTCTGTTTCTGTATCTTCTACCCATGCATTGTATGCCATAGACACAGATGCTACAGATGTATCTAACACCTTAGCTACTTCTGACATAGTAACTTTTTTTTCTAATATCTGTTGTGCGTAACCTGATTCTTTAATATCAGTATATATTTTTCCTCTACGCTTTCTTACATTGTTTTGACTTGGTATATTGACAACATCATCTTCTTGTGTCCACTCAATACCTTTAGCTTTTGCTCTTTTCTTTTGTTGTGCAATTCTATTTCTACAGCGTGTGCTACAAAACTTACTTGACTTTGGAGGCAGTGGTCGTAAACAACCTGCTGCATAACACAATTTTTTATCTGCCATAATTATTACAATCTTTATTTTTGCAAACTACTTTTCTATCTACAATAGATAATACCTGCCCACAAACTGGACAGGTTAATTTAATATTCAATTATTTTTTCTTGCGTTTAGCTTTATTTTTTTTACTATTAGGAAATCCCTTTTGCATTTCTCTATAGTTTTTTGCACTGATAGTAGAGTTCTTTTTTGATCTACTTGTTCCTGCTTTTTTTCTTCTATTGATATTTTCGTATAAACTCATATCTTTCCTTACCACATTCTGCAAGACCAATATCTTGCAGATGTTTTGTCTGTTGCTGTATCGCACTTATGTCTTGCTCTAAAAGATTTTCGTGCAGCAGCATTATCTTTTCTTATTTCCATGTTAGGATCTCCAAACATTACTTTTTTAATTTTATCTCCATCCTTAACATATACTTTAAATTTTTTACGACCATGACCAGGTTCACCTTTACCAATTCTTGAAGGTGAATTTAATGATACTGATTTACCTTGGTATGTAGCCATAATTATCTCTTGCTTATTCTTTTACTTGGGTATCTTTTTTTCTTACCCTTTTTTGTCATTGGCATTTTTGTACTCCTGTATTGCTTCTTCTTACTATAACACAAAACCCTGCCGAAGCAGGGTCTTGTTACTATACAGTCTGTCCATTTACTGTTAAATGAAAGAAATACGAAATCAACCTATCCATCACTTGATTTTTTGTCTATATGATTTTTAGCTATCTTTCTTATTTCAGCGTATACCCTTACGCTATCTAGGACTTTCCTAGATATAATTACTATAGTGCTGCCTTCGCACTAAGTGCGAAAAAAAATTTTTTTTATTCAGTTGATCTACATCTCTCGCATACGCCATCAACAAGTTCATCAGACCAGTAAGGATGCAAACATTCATCACAATCTTCTGTAAATACAGATTGTGCTTTGCCTTGTACTATTTCTGGAAATGTCATGTTTCTAGTATAGCAACCCCTGCTGTTGCCAGTAGGGGTTTGTACTATACACAAACAAAGAAAGGAGGGTCGTGATGTAGTTTTGTTCCAGGAGGAACGAATTACTAATCATGCCTTTCCCTACTTATAACTATAGCATACTGTTATATTATGCAAGTAAATCTATGGGGTTTCTGTGTGACTGATCGTAGGCGAAAGGAGGAAACTCCTACTATACAAAAACCCCATAATAAATACTACCACTAAAAACAAAACCTGTTATAGTAAGAAAACAAGCAAAGGATTCTTCCTGCTTTAAGAAAAGGATTCTTGATAAAAACATCAATAAAGTGGATTAGCAGGACCATGGTAACTAGGGTAATAGCCTATTACTCCACATGTTGTTTATAGCTACTAAATTGATAGCACTCGGTTGGGTTGGGAGTGGCACAGGGTTAGCACCATTCAACTTTTATATTTATAGTGAGTTTGTAAAATCACTATAAAGTTTGATCTACTTATTGTAAACCACACTTTAATATAGTACCCTACTAGATCTAGTACCACAATATATAGTACCCCTTTAACAGCAATCTTTTCTAGGTTACACACAACACAACACAGGGGGTTACATTAAACCCTACCCCTTTAAAACACTACTATATATAGTGGTACAACATATAGTATGTAATCCGAATACACCACAATATGTAGTCATACCATATATAGTGTAGAACATATGTTCGAGTGTGTACTTAATTTAAACTTGTTCAAGAGGGGGATGCGTTGTTTAAACTCCTGGAAAAAAAATTAAAAGAAATACCTTGTTTAAATCCTGGATAGTGTAAGCTGGTTATTACAAACAACATAAAGAAGGAGTACAAATGTACATAGTAAAAATAGATGTCACTAAAGGACAACCAACATATAAAGAGTTCAAGACTCTTAAGGAATCCGCACAATACATTATTGAAGTAGAAGGAGGAGCATCTGAAGAAATAGCAGGATATAAAATATATCAAGATGTTACCAAAGAAAATGGCACATACGAAGGTGACTTAGTAACTGCCTATAGGAAATAATTTTCGATCAGAAATACACAACTATAATTTATGTAATGATATACTTACATAAGCAAACAATAAAGGAGACAAACAAAAATGGATAAGATAATAAACATACTAAAAGAATCAGCAGAATTCATGACTGTAACAGAGTTAGCTGAATTAAAAGATAAGTTAGTAGATGCTTATTGGAGAACTCAATATAAAAAACTAGAATCACAGTTTATTATTGACAGAGATGCAATAAACGAGGAGTTCAATAAACTCGTGTAATGCTCTCGGAGGATGTATTCCCCTTATGCATCCTCTAGGAGTCTTAGACTCAACACAAACAAACATAAGGAGAAATTATGAAAACTATATACAAAGAACCAAAAGCAACTAAGCCAGGAGATAACGAAGTTCTAGCAGTCAAGCCATTAAATACAACAGGAACTTTAAGAAGAGTAGAAGGCACTAGATACGATTTAATTGTATCTTACAATACTCCTATCGCTTATGTGGTAGATGTGGAGAATGATAGTTTTATAAATGAAACTAAAGTAATTCTATGTAATGAGTTTTATTCTCATACTACTGCAAAACACAAGAGTCTTATAAGAGACTTATACGCAAGTTGCTCAATAGGTGAATTTGATTTAGGTGGATTTTATAAAAGATCTGAAATTGATGGAGTAGATGTAAGAGGTGGATGGAATGGAGGAAATAACACTAATTCGTTACACGCCTAACACTCTTCAAGGTTATCAATTTGGTAGCCTTGTGGAGTCTTAGACTCAAACAAACAAGGAGGATGTATGGTAAAACTAGGAGATATAATAATGCCAGGAGATGACCTGGATGGTGCAACACTATGCGGAGATTGTCAGAACTATTTTAAAGGTGATGGTGACCTAGACACATGTAACGAATGCCGCAGAACAGTTATACAAGTAAGAATCAAATAAGGAGGGATAATGCCAAATATAAGTAAAGAAGGTGCGTTAAATGACTTTTATAATATAAAGCCAGAAGTATCAGTAAAAATAGAGGGTAATACTGCTTATTTTACTGCTGAACTTAATTACGCAGAGGAGGAATAAGAGACAGTAAAGGATATTTAAGCAACGCATACATGCAATATAGTGCAAGGTCCTGGTGTCTCTTTATGTTAAAAAATAACAGGACCAAGCACTATTTTTTTGATCGAAAATTTATGTAAACTAAATGTCTTATGTAGTTTACATAAGAATCAAAGAGGATTAGGATAAAGGTAAGGATTACATGGGAGATACTATGAAATACCAAGTACAAAGTGTCAGTCTATATGGAGGAAGAATGACATGGGAGTTCACTAACAAACATGATGCACAATGTAAGGTTAGAGAGCTTAAAGATTATGGTAGTATGTTTATAGTCAAGCTGATTGAACTAGAGACTGCCGCCAAATAAACAAACAAAACAATAGAAGGAGGAAGTAATGGAGATTAAACTATATCGTTTAAGCTACGAAGATGGAGAGTATTGCGTAGGCACAGAAGCCGAAGTAATTAGTCGCCATAATTTATGGGTTGAGTCTAGTGGTAGATTTGAGGAGGAAGAAGTAGAAGATGCTTTAGCTACAACTATACAAGACTTACATGAACATTGGACAGTTGACCAGTTTTATACAGTAAAGATAAAAGTAGAGGAGGAGATAGATGCCTAATGTAATAATTAATGATATATGTAAGACATGCAAGGAGGACCTGGACCAAGAACTAGGTTGTGTAAATTGTTTTTGTATTCAATATTGGAACTTAAACGATAGCAGTATTCCAAGCGACATAAAACAATTAAGAGAGGTGAAGTAAATGCCTAATATATTTGATGACCCTAAGTCTATAAAGAAATGGGCGATTAAATTAGCTAACGCATGTGGAGGACAGAAGGTAGAGAAGTCTATAGTATTTACTTCACTGAACACAAAGCGAATAGCAGAACTCCTGGACCAATTTGTCCAGGACCATAACGAAAACACAATGAAGATAGCACAAGAGCTAAATAAATCTAACACAAAAGAAGAGGAGGAGTAATGCCAGATATTTTTGATCAATTAAAAGAAGAACTATTAGAAGATGAACTATTACTAGCAAGAGTGCTAGGAGTATTGGAGGAATAAATGACAGTGTTTCAAATAATAAATGGTGTTAGTTATCTTAATGGTATCAGAACAGAAGTCGATAAGATTGCAGTATCTGATATAGAAGAATCACTAGCAACACTTACAATAGAG